TATTGACTGGATATTTACATTCTTCTACTTGTTCTAAAGTTATTGTAGTTGTGCTGCCACTATCATAAGTTATTAAAGCATTATCTAAAAAAGTTCCAGCAGTAAATAAAGCAAATTGAATCTTTTGATTTTGGTTTCCATTGTCTGTAAAAGTATCTGTTTCTCTTACACTTGTTCCGTTTCTCCATTCAACTTGAGTAACTCTTTCTGCATTTACTGGTATTGTAATTGTACTTCCTTTGTGGTTCTGAATGTAAGTACTACTCAGCATTGCAATAGGTTCTGTTGTGTAGTTTACACCTTCTTTAAATTTGTTAAACCCTTCTTGTGCTAAGTAAGTATTTGTAGTTACAGAACCAATTACAGTTCCATCTGCTTGTCTAGCTGATGTTGCTACAGTTACCCAAATAGAACTTTTAGCAGAAGCATAAGTACCTGTGAATATTTGTTCTATATGGTCATTGACTATTTCGCTAATATCAAATGTTACAGAATCTTCTGCTCCTAATGGTTTTTTCTGTAGTGAGTAAGTTGCATAAAGGTCATCACATACTTCAGTAGAAGAACTTAAACCACCAAATACAGTTATGTTAATTTGAAAGTAATTCAGGTTAACATTTGTTTCTTGTGGTGTTCTTATAAAATACGGGCTTCTTGTTCTAATTATTGTACTCATTTTTTAACTAATTCTTTTAATACATCGTTGTTGTAAGAGACTGCAATATCATCTTCAAATCTTTTAATACCAGCTTCAAAAGGTTTAGTGAAAAACATACTTGCTCTAATACCTTTATTCTTAATACTTCGTGCTATTAAAAATTTTAAAGACTGGTCAGAAATAAATTTTCCAGTTTTTTTATCTCTTCCTTTTATGCCTTTTATCTTTATCCACTTGTCAAAAGCTTTTGTTGGTGGTTGCTTGGTTTTGTATCTAAAAGGAGACTTCCTGTTTTCTACATAACTAGACTTAGCTCCATGCACCCCTTGATCTTGAAAAACTCCGTAATCTTCCATCAAAAACTCTGCATTGTAACCACTTGCAAATCTTCCACCAGAACTTCTGTTTTGTTTTACTCTATAACTTAAACTATTGTATAGTTGCTTAGATGCATTATTCTTGCCTTTGCTAAGATTGCTTCTTGCTTGTTGTACGACATACTTAGCGTACTTTTCCATAGCTTGTTTAAATTCACTCATTAGCAGTAGGTCATTCCATCTTTAGCATTAACATCAAAACTCACAGCCCATCCAGCTAAAGCATTATCAAATCTTTCTGTAAAGGGTTCACAGCTCGCAGCATTAGGTAATTCAAAATCTTGTTTATATAGGTTGCTTTTTTGTAACACTCTTATAACTCTAGTAGCTAGTGCAGCTTGTGTGTTCAGTACGTCCTGTGTATTGTCATTACCTAGAAATAAACTAGCATCTGGATCTTTGCTCACGTCTACTAAATCCATTAGAAATAGTGTTACGTTAAATGAAACGTGCTGCTGTTCTATAGTCATGTTATTAACCATGATATGTGCTAATGGAAAAATACTTTGCTTACTTAAATCAATGTCTGCTATATCACCAAAACTTACATTGTTGTTAAATGGTTCTGCATTAACTGCTGTCTTAATGCTGTCTATTACGTTGTAAAAACTTTTCATGTGCTTTTTATGTATAATGGTGTCCCTTCACCTAAATCTTCTTCTACAAATTCTTCTAAGTAATCAATGGCATCATCAAAGTCTACACCCTCTTTATGTATGATACAGTCTAAACACTTCCAATAGTCATAAATTACTCTCTTGGGTTTAGTTACAGTAATACCTAAAAAAGCATCTTCAAAACCTTCTGCAAGCATTACATACTCATAGTCTTGTAGATCTTCTTTATTTATTATTATATCTAATATTTCTTCCCTTGTCATTTGTTTCTTTTTAGTAGGTGTTGTTCTAGTTCATATTTGTCTTTTTCAAATGCTAACTGCATTAAACACTTGTGTAATTTCTGTTTAGTTATTTCATTAAAGTGGAGGATGTTTCCATTTGCCAATCCATAGATAGATTGATACCAGCCCCATTTTTGAGAGAATCCCGCAGTTCTTGAGAGATCGGGACTTCCGTCTGATTCACCAAATAATTCAGGATATGAGTCTGTAATTCGTTTCTTAAATTCCAAAAAAAAACCATTGAGCCAAACACAACATCTAAAGTCATTTGTTTCATGTTGTACTTATCAGCAGTTTCATATTCTTCTATTAAGTATTGATTCTTCTTTTTAAAAGTTATTGGTCTGTATAAAACACTCATTGCTTTGTGCATTAGCTGCCAGTCTGCCAAGTAAGTATCTAAGTCTACATATTCTCCAAAGGTCATTTCTGATAATTCTGGAACAAATCCAAAGTCTTTGTCTTGGTACTTAAATCTGTCAATGAACTTATTCTCCTTTTGATTAAATAGCTCTGATATTTGAACCACTATTGATTCTATATCTTTTGCTTTAATCAGCATTACTTGTTTCAGTGTTACACCGCAGAATATTTCTATCATCTTCTGCTGTAAGAAGTTGTCTAGCTCCTTATCTTCTGCAACCTTTAACCATTGCTGGTACTGATCTAAAGTAACTTCGTTTAGTGATTCAGGTATGTTTAGCGTTAGCTTCATATTATTAAGTCGTTAAAATGTTTAAAATGATATCCACGTTTTCAATATAAATGATAAGTTCCTCTGTTTTCTAGTTGATATGTAACAGCATATCTAAGAGCATCTAAAGCATGGTTATACTTGTCAATAGGTGTTTGGCTTTTTCTTTCTAGCCAGCAATAGTTGTTAAGTTCTTTAATTAGATCTGTGCTTTCTGGTGTTATTACTAAGTCATAATCTTGTATCATAGTAATGCCATAGTTAACACTACCTTGTCCTTTTATAGAAGGTACTATGTTGCAGTAATGAGCAATCTCATTTATTAATCTTGGTTCTGCTGAATCTGCTACTATTAAGTTTTCACCAGCAAACTTTTTATTTAAATCTGCTATTTGGCTTGTAGTTAATCCAGCTTTATAAAAACATAAGTCGACATAGATAATTTTATTCTGTTTGTCTATGCTTGTTTTTACAAGTGTTGATTCATCTTTAGAAAAACCATAATCTTGACCAAGTATAATTTTACTAACTTCTTTAAATGCTCCTAATTTCCAATTGTTGTAAATAACACCTTCTGCTTTATCTAGCCAAGATCCTTCAATAGTATGCTTGTATCTTTCAGGTCTTCTTATCTTCATTGTCTGTATCTGGTTAATATAGCTTTCAGATAGGTTTTCTATATTGTCTAGGTATGTAGAATGTATGTAAGTCGTATCTCCTTTAGTTGTGTTACTACCAGCTTCAACACCTCTTGATTCAAACCACCTTTGATAAATAAAATGTTCTTTAGTAGTTGGGTTTAGTATTAGAATAATTCTATTGTTTTGTACTTTGTTTCTTACAGACAAATCAATTTTGTCAAATATATTTTCATCGTTTAGTTCTTCTGCTTCATCCATTACCCAAGTAGTAATTCCTGTTAAAGATTTAAGATTTGCAGTTTGATCACCTGAACTTGTTTTAATACCTCTAAATATTATTTTACTACCATTGCCTTTATTTATTATTTCGTCTCTAGTTATTTTAAACTGATCTTGAACATTTAACAATTCTAATTTCTCAATAAATTCAGGTATTATAGAAATGCCAGCAGCTCTTAAAGTATATCTTGTAAATAATATATTGTGTCCAGCTTCATAAGTAAGCATTAATAAAAGCGTGTTAATAGCAAAGGACTTGCCAGAACCTCTACCACCAGTTACAATGAAGTATCTTGATTTAACGCTTTTTAAGACATTATATTTTTTACTTAAAGCTAATTGCACCCACTAGCTTTTTAAAGTCGTGATTCACCATTTCTGTAGTATTTAAGTCTACTGTGTCTTTTGGTTTACCATGACAGTAATGAAAGTATAATTGTACAAATTGAAAGTTTCCTTTTTCTAATCCTTTGCGCATAGCATCCATTGCTAAATCATCTAAAGGAGACAACTTTTCTATTAACTTTATTTCTTCAGACCTTGGTTTCCTGCCAGCTCCTTCTCTTTTTCCTCCGTGTTTGTTCATCTTGATAAATCTTGTTTATTCAAATAATATTTCTTCGTTAGGAAGTGGTACTTCTACGTTAAACCATTCTTTTAAAAAGTCTCTACATTGTTTATGAAATACCTCTTGTTTAGTAGTGGTGTTTTCTGTTGATGAAGAAGGGACTTTGATAACTTCACTTGTTTCTGGATTTACCTTTTCTTCATATAAGAATAAAGACTTGTACAGACTGTGAGCTTTCTCTATGTCCCATGTTTCCCCCCATTCGTTTTCAACTGCTTGTATAGTAATTGGTATAACTACACCAAAGTAGTAAGCGTTCTGTTGGTTGCTTCTGTGGTTTGTTTTCCTTTTCACTATTATTTCAATTTCTTTTCCTTCAAAGTTTTGTACAGCTTGTTTTACTTTTGCCCTGTTTCTAATTAGTTTGCCATTAACAACTTTTGATATAACTTTAATTTGTTTCAAGAGCCACAACTAATACATTCTTCGTCATCTATATCACAACTTCTTTCTGGAGCTTGTAAAGATTCCTTGTAAGCTTGTCTAAATATTCTACCAAGTTCTTGGTCGTTTGGATTTATTTGAATTAATCCTTTTATGTCTCTTATAATTTCATTGTCATTTCTGGAATCATTTTCATAGTCTAGCTTTAATTTTGCTCCTAGTTCTTGATTGTTTGGATAAAGACCAATTAACATTGTTAAATGCATAAGTATATTATCTGTTTTGTCATTATCTTTCATTTGGCTTTTTGTCTTTAAATATTTTACTTAGTTCATGTTTGTGTTTAGTTAGGTATTCTAGTAGTTTGGCTTTTGGCTGTTCTCTAACTTTCCTGTTCATATGCTTTATATAATTTGTTTAATGTGTTGTATAATTCTTTCACGCATGAGCCACAAGAAGAA